GGTTCTGGTTGCCTGTGAGTACAGCGGTCGCGTTCGTGACGCTTTTATCAAGCGGGGGCACGATGCTATGTCGTGCGACCTCCTGCCCACCGAATCACCTGGACCGCACTACCAAGGGGATGTTCGCGACATCTTGGGGGATGGCTGGGATCTAATGGTCGCCCATCCGCCTTGCACTTACCTCTGCAATCCAGGGGTCGCGTGGAACGCAAGAAGGCCGGAGCGGTGGGCCTTGACTGCTATCGCTGAGGAGTTCTTCATGCAATTAGCCCAGGCCAAAATCAAAAGAACTGCGATTGAAAATCCCGTAGGAATAATGTCCACGCGATGGAGGAAGCCGGATCAGGTCATTAACCCTTGGCAGTTCGGCGATGAGGCCCACAAGCCGACATGCCTCTGGTTGAGCGGGTTGCCCCCACTAACCCCAACTAAGATCGTGGGGCGAGGCAAGTTTTACATAAAATCAAACGGGGATCGGATGTCCGCCTGGAGCCACCGACAGAGCGGAACCAACAAAGATCGGCGAGCGAGAATAGCCAGCACAACATTCAAGGGCATTGCCGATGCGATGGCCGATCAGTGGGGCGGATCGGCACGGAAGCCCGCCCGTCGTCCAGCCAAGCTCCCGCGAGTTAGATGAGCGGTCCAGGTCTGACCTTGCGGCTCCGCCGGCCACCCATCAGCATGAAAGCCTGAGCCTGCACCGAATCCTTCCCCCATCGGTCAGCCAGGACACGCATCGCATGAATCGACCTCGACCACGACCACCAGGCAATCAGCAGCGCCTCGGCCCGTCCGTCCTTCGCACCGCCTCGGGGGCCGTAAAGATGGTCCCGCTCTATGCCGGGGATCAAGCGAAGCGCCTGCTCGCAGGCGAGACGCCGAGCTTCAGTCGCGGTTGTAAGTCCGTCCTTCTTTCCAGGAAGCCCGAGATCCTGCTTCCACTTGTTGGGCGCTACACGCGCGAGCTTCATGCCGTTGGCGATCACCAGGGCTTCTATATTGCCGAGGCCCACGCCGAATCGCTTGGAACTTTCGGCGCTCTCCTCGGGGCGTGTGGTCGGCCATTCAAGATGCACGTCCGCCACTCCCCGCTGGTGAAGATCCCGGAAGATCCAATTCAGAGCATCTACATCTACTTCCCTTCGACGCCCCTTGGCCTGGTTTCGCTGGGGCATGTCGTATAGAACCTCCAGAGATCCGCTGTCGCCGTTGATGACGCCGATGCCGCCCTCGAATCCAGGATCTACTCCACCGATCGGCTCAAGCATCGAGAGGCCCCTTCAGGCGGACGCCGGTATAGATGTGCGGGCGTTCACCTGGGAACTCCCCGGTGCGAGCCCTGGAGGTGGCGATCCCTGGGTTCATCTGCACGAACGCGAGCTTAAACCTGGATTGCTTCCAAGGGCGATAGCCGTTCTCCTTGCACCACCGCTCGTAGCTGTCGTAGATGGTCCCCTTGGGGATCCGGCCGAGCGGTTCCAGCACCACGTTGTCCGAGAAGAAGGCCGAGACCGGGTTGTTCGACTCCTCGAAGTCGCGCTGGATCTGCTTGGCCGCTGCCGGCATCGGGAACTCGCCATCGGCCAGCAGGTCGATGTAGCCCTGCACGAACCAAGTCGCGGCCCCCTGGATGATCTCCGGGGCGACAAGCCGATCCTTCAGTTCGCGGTCCATCTGCCCCTCGTAGCTGTTGGGGAACGGCGCGATCAGCAGCCGCCGGCGTAGAGCCCCGGCCGAGTCGTGGAAGTTCGGGATCTCGTTGGCCGCGATCGTGAAGCGACAGTTGAGGTCGTAGCTCCGGGCCTGGACGCCCTTGCCGGCCACGTCGATCGAGCCTCGCCCGGTGATCGTCTTGATGATCTCCAGGGCATTGCTGGTCTTCTCGAAGTCCTTGGCCTGGGTGTCGGGCATGAAGACGTTTGTATGGCCCATCGCTGAGTAGAGGCTGAAGCCGTCGCCCAGGCTTTCGAGCTTCATCGAGTAGACGTTGCGGGGACCGATGACCTTCTTGAGCACGTCCAGGAAAGTGCCCTTGCCGGCGGATGGCCGGCCATAGATGAACATGAACTTCTCGAAGCTGTTGTTGTTGGTCATGCAGTACCCGCCCCACTGCCGGAGAAGCTGCACCGTGTCGTTGCACCCGTTGACCACCGAATAGAGCCAGTCCACGAAGGGCTTGGCCTGGGGCAGCGCTTCGGGTCGATAGATGTAGGGGCAGTAGTTTTGAGTGAACAGCAGGGGGGTCTTGGGGAGCCACTTGGCCTTGCCTGACTTCGCGTAAGCGGCCACGTCCAGGATCCCGTTCTGGAACACGATCAGGTTATCCACCCGGGGAAGGGATCCCGGCGTCTCCAGCCAGCAGGGCATGGCCGTCTTGTCCGGCATCGCCACGCTCTCGACGGCGCGGGCGGCGTCCACGATGTTCCCGACCTTGTGGCGGTTGGGCTGGAACGGCTCCTCTTTCCACTCGGCCCCGCTGTTGGGATCCTTGGGCGGTGCGAGGATCTGCTTGCCGTCCAGGTATTGGTAGGCCCTGTTGCGGACAGACTCCTCCTCCGAGGGGTAGTACCCGTTACCGTCCCAATACATCCACCGGCCGTTCCACCGGCGGAGCGTCGTCTTACCTGCCTGGTTGTAGTTCTCCACGATGAACGACTTGGCCACGTCCATCGGTGCCGACGAGGTGAGCACGTCGCCGGCGATCAGGGTGAGGCTTGACGCCTCGAAGGGCTTTCGCTTTAGCTGAAAGTCGATCTCATCGACGGCCGAGTCCATCATCAGCCACTCGCGGATGTCCTTGACGCCCTCGGGAGGCTCCAGGAATCTGATCGAGGTGCAGTGCTTGAACAGCCGCTTGGCGTGGTCCAGGACCGACACCATGCCGGCCCCCTTGTCGTACTCCATGCAGAGCGCGATGTCGCGACCCTTGACGAGCTTCTGGAGCCAGGCGTTCGAGTCGGCCGTGCCGGTGGCGCTGGGCCGGCCGATGGCGTACATGCCGATCGAGAGCGACGCCAGCACGTCCGAGGCCCCCTCGGGGATCGGGATCGGGTGGTCGATGTACTTGGGGATCACGCCCCACTCAGGATCCGGGGCGTAGGTGAGCCCGCGGGTCGAGCCGGGGATCGCATACTTAGCCCGCTGCCCCGGCTTGGGCGTGCCGTCACGCTCGGCCGCTCGGCAGGTGAGCCCGACGATCTCGCCTTCTGCATCTCGCTCAGGGAAGATCCAGGCGTTCTTAGCGCCGTTCCATCCGACGCCGAGCCACTTGGTCGCCTCGGGCGTGCAACCCCAGGCGCGGCACAAAGCCGCCAGCTTGTCCGCTTGGACATTCCGGCGGAACTGACTCCACATCTGGAGCCAGTTGATTGGTTCTTGTTGCGGGTCGCTCATGCCCCTGTCCGTCCGTGAACCTGGTGGTGTTTAATAAAAGAAGGGCGGCAGGCACCTGTACTAGCGTGCCCGCCGCACCTCCCTGGACGGGGGCTGGTTAGAAGGGGATCAGGCCGTCACGCTCGATCTGAGCCCTGACCGTGCCCCACTGCTCAGGGGTGAGCGCGTTGACCTGCTCGCTGGTCTTGGCTCCGGTCGCCGACTCGACCTGGCTGAAGAACTCTTGGCCCAGGGCCTCGTCTGTCATGTTCCCGCGATCCTGCACGCACAGCGCCCAGACCTCCTCCTTCGAGCTAGGCGTGCTCCCAGGGGCCGCAGGTGCGGCACCCGAAGCGGCCGGGCTTGCAGGTGGCGTAGAAGGTGACGGCGTAGCTGCCGCAGCAGGAGCAGGTGCCGGCGCTTGTGCGACGGGGGCCGGGGCTGGTGCTGCGGCTGGCTGAGGGGCTGGCGCTGCTGCCCCACCCCCGGATCCGAACTTGGCCCTGAAGGTCGCGGCCCAGGCGTTCGAGAGCTTGGCCAGCGCCGGGGCGTCCATCTCGCGGATCCCCATGCCGGCGAAGCCGATCGGGTTGATGAACTTGATCTGAGCCCGCTCCTTGCCCTCATACGTTTCGACCTCGACCACAACTTGGATCGAGAGTTCCGCGATGGGGTGCTCTTGCAGCGACTCCCAAAGCCGGTTCGGATCCGGGTGCCACCCAAGGGCCTCTTGGATGTTGTCGAAGGTGTTGGTGAAAGTGGGCACGCCATCCTTCATCCAGGCCAGCGGGAGGTAGTCCTGGAGGGTGTACTCATCGTCTAGGGGGACAAAGCCGACGATCGGGCGTCCACCCTTGTCGAGTTGCTGGGATCCGTCCGCGTTGGTTAGGTGCTGCTCCATCTCGTAGCAGCCGGCCTTGATCGCATATTGCGGAAGGCCCTGCTGCCTGGACTCGGTGACAGCGTGCTGGATGATGCGTGCCTTAAACACGCCTGCCGATTTCAATAGCTGAGACATAACGATTCTCCAAAGGAGTAGGGGGGAGGGAAGTAGTTAAGCAAACAGTAGTTTCCAGATCCGGTCGTCAAACTCATGGGCGACAGGAACCTGGAAGTGCTCGGGTCCGAGCGAAGACTTGGCCATGAACGCGGGCCGCTCATGCGTGTAGATAATGCGGGTGCCCTGGCCCGTCACTCTGCCCTGTTGGTCTCTGGCCATGTCGTAGGTTCCAAACAGGACGGCATCCGACCACTCGCGGACACGGAGCCGGGTGTCGGTGTTGCCCGAACCCGAGCGATACAGCCGGGGCTCGTAGCGCTTGTGCTCTCCGACCTGGGCCGGGTCATCGAAGTTGGCGACGCAATCGTGGCAGATCAAGATCGAGTTCACGCCGCGGGCTGACAGGGCATCCAGGTCACCGAGCACTTTAACCATCTGCTCGAAGCCGTGGGTGTAGCCCTTGCCGTAGCCATAATCTTCGATGCCAGTGACCTTGCCGCCCTTCTCTTTCCCGATGTTTTCCACAACCCAATTCCAGGAGCATTCCTCCAGCTTAGTCACACTGTCGATGATGATCGTGGAGCCAGCGGGGAACAGGTCGAAGTTGTGCAGCGCCGCCCGCGTGTCAGCGAACATCGTGGCCGAGTCCACCTCGCCGTTCTTCATGCCCAGCGTGGCAAAGCGTCGCATCTTGACATTGTGATTGCCCAGCTTCTCGGCGACGTGGCCCGTCCGCTTCTCCAGGTCAAGCGTCACGGATCCGGGAGCCATCGCCGCGATCGAGGTCTTCCCCCAGCCGCCGGGGGCGTACATGACGATGCGTTTCCCCCGCTTATCCACATCGTCAGTGATGTCGAGCTTCTTGGTTTGAGTCGCGGCCGAGTTGGCCGGCGGCGCTGCTGAAGCGCCGGCGTTGGGTCGGGCTCCGGGGATCCCCGGCGGTCGTGCTGCGGGGGAGGCTGGGGCTTGAGGGGCGGGTGGTACGGTGGTCATTCAGCGGTTCCTTTGGGCGAGAGGCGGTCGGCTAGTTCGGGGTGGACAAAAGCGGCACGCTCGTAGCCTTGCGGCGTATCGCCTTCGACAGTTACCTGGACGTTGTTCTGGCAGAGCGGCAGGTACTCGCACCGCCAGGGGTCGATGCAGGCGTTCGTGTTCTTGGGCCACTGGCCTGTCCGCTCGCAGAACATAATCATCTCGACCGTCTGGTGAACGTCGGCTTCAAGCTCCTTCAGGTCGTTCTCCAGGCGGGTGATCTCCTCGCGGGCAAAGTACATGCCGGGCCGCTCGGTCATGTCCAGCATCAGCCGGGCACCGAACATCGTCGGCGTCTCCTCGATCACAGTGTTCTTGCCGGACTTGACCAGGTTGGCCTCGAAGCCGTCTACCAGCACCTTCTCGATGACAGTGTTCTCCGGCTCCTCCAGGTCAATCTTGCCAAAGATCTCGACCTCCTGCTCCTCGCCACAATACTTGTGCAGCTTCTCGGCGTCGGGCGGCACGATCGTCTTCTTGCCCTTGCGATAGGAGATCCCCAGGTAGTCGCGGAACTCGCCGATGGTCAGCTTCTTGGGGGCGATCGACGGCTTGCGGATCACGTCGTAAAAGATGAACTCTGGATTGGGGAGGTTTGGGTCGTCCTGTGCGGCCTTGAAGTAGTAAGTGACCTGGCCGCTCATCTTGTGGCGGATCCAGTAGTCGGAGTTCTGCTTGATCGAGTCCCCGGTGGTCTTGTGCTCCAGGATGCCCTTTCGCGTGTCCTGGAGTTCGCACATCTTGTCGATCAGGCCCGATCGGTAGAGTTCGAGCCGGTCGGGCGGACCCCCGTTACCTGGAACGACCTTAAATAAGTTGCCGTTGCGTTCGACGTTCTTGATCGGGAGCTTGAACAGGGCCTCGCCCTGGATAATCTTCATCGGCTCCTCGTTCCACCGCCAGGCCCACCCCTGGAGCATCCGCCCGACGATCTCGCGTTCGACGGCCCACTCCGCCGGCGTCATGTCCCCCGGCGGGGAGTCGCTGTAGTCGGCGATCGCCGCGAGCACTGCCTTGTCGATCTCAGCTTGCTTCTCCTCGCCCTTCAGGTCGTGCGGGATCATCGAGATCACCTCTTGCCCGAGGTGGAAAGCCCCGCCCATGCGGAGCGCCTTCTTCGACTCGGCCTTCTTGATGCCGACGTGGAAGCCGAAGTAGTAGCGGCGCGGGCAGGCCCGGAAGGACGACAAGCTGCTGTTCGTGTGCAGGTTGCGGCCCGACTCGATAATCTCTTGCTTATTCATGTTGTCTCCAGGGAGGTCTAGGTAGCGAGGTACTAACATAGCGAAGGTGCGGCCACTTGACAAGCCGCGACAGTATTGTCTAAGCTCCCCCGGTTGCCCAAACCCCCACCCCCCCTCTGGAGACCCCCTATGCTCTCAGGAAAGAAGACCTATGTTACCGGCGTGCTGGCCATCCTTGGCTTCGTCGGCGCTTACCTCACCGGCGAGATGGAACTGGCCAACGCGATCGAGATGAGCGTCGCGGCCGTGCTCGCCATGACCCTCCGGCACGGCATCTCGACCGAGACCGCCAAGAAGGTCGCCCCCGCCCTGCTGCTCGGATGCCTGGTCGCCTTGGGCGGATGTAAGACTTCTCCTGGAGGTTACACGCCCGACCAGGTAGAGTACGACTATGATTGGGCACAGGAGACCTACATCTCGACCGTTGGGAACCTGGTGGCCCTCAAGCGGGCCGACCGGATCTCGCAGGAGGATTGGGACAAGACGATCTACCCTCTGATCCTGGAGGGCGACGATATTCTGGACGCGATGGAATCGGCCGTGTTGGCCGGCAACTCTGGCGTCCTCAACGCGAAGCTGGTGACATTCCAGGCGGTGCTTCAACGCTTGAAGCTCTGGCTTATCACCGGCGAACCTGGAGCCGACCGTGGACAACAAGATGGAACTACTACTTCTCTCACTCGGACTGGCAGCTTTGGAAGCTGGGATCTCCGCCCTGGCCTCGGCCGGCAAGCCGGTCCCGCCCGATTACCTGAAGCTCCGCAAGGAAGCTCGCAAGGCGCTGGTCGAATTGGCTGGCGAGGAGGCGACCACGCCCGAGCAGCTTGAGCCGGATCCCACCCCGGACCCGGAGCCGACTGGCGAGCCCGAGCCCGAAGCTACGCCCGAGCCCGAGTCAGATCCGGGCGACCCCTCGGACGACGAATCACCGGCCGACGACGATGAAGACACGTCGATGACCGACAATATCGTGCAATAAACTCCCGCCCCCTTGGTGAGGGAAACCCCGCCAGGGAGATTGATGGCCCGAACACGAACAAAGCGCCTGGGCAATATGGATCGAGCCCAGTTATTGAACGCGGCCGAGGTTGTGTCCGCCAGGCGATACCCGATGGAGTCCGGCAGGATCTCCGATGGCCGAGCCACCCTGCTCGGCCTGTTCAACCTGGAGACGCCGGCATGGATCATCGAGATCCACGGTACAGAGGTGCCGCACTATGTTTGCCTGACTCAGCGGGGGCCGGACGTGTTCTGTCACACGATCGCGGGCGAGGGCGAGATCGACTGGAAGCAATGGATGGGGGATGAACTGCCGAGCGTGACCAACGCCGGCGACCACCCTGAGACCTTCAGGAACTACCACAAGCAGGCAGTGACCCTCCATGAGCAACCAAGCCCACGACGAACCGACCCCGACCCGCGAAGTCACGATCACCGTCCCGATCGGTAACATCCGCCTCTGCGATGTGCCGCCGATCGCCGCGAAGCTCATGGATGAAGAACCCGTCTCCAGGCAGACGGTGTACTCCTGGGTGAACAACGGCAAGCGGGGTGCCGGCGGCGAGCAAGTTTACCTGGAGACCAAGATGTCCAACGGCTTCCAGGTCACGACCTACAAGATGATCGAAACCTTCGTCAAAGGATTACAAGGATGAGCTTAGAAGACCGGCTTGCACGTTCGATCCAAGGGGCGAACGCTATTTACCTGGAGAGGGGACTGGCCCGACTGTACCGCCCGGAGGAGATTGACCCGGACGACGATTGGGACGTTGACTTCCTCGGCCACATCTTGAACAAGGACGGATCCGAGGGGAAGCCGATCGCGATCGCGATCGTCTCCACCATCCGGCCCAACGAGTCGATCCCCATCGTGGAGGACACCCCCGAGCCTGGCCAGGTGGGCTACGCCTCGCTTGAGGAGCTTGCCGGCTACGTCAGCTTCAGCGCCGGCCGGGCCGGGCTCATGTGGAGCAACGCCGGCAGCGTGGCCATCCTGTCGGGGCAAGCCCTGGTCGCCGCGGCCCGCCGCTTCGCGACCAACCTGGATCGGGTGTCGAACGGCGGGCCGAGCAAGGAAGACTCGACGCGGATCCGGTGGGAGCAGTTCAAGTCTGTGCCTTCGGCTGTAGTAAAGCCTCATGGCCTGGTGTACGACTGGCTAAAGGCGAGTCGAGACGATTGGGATGCGGAGCCGGCAGCACCGACACCACCACCGCCCATCTAATGAGAATCTGAGCTTGCCCCTGTCTGGACCTGCTGAATGGTCGCCTCGAACTTATTGATCGCAGCTTGGAACTCGCCTCGCATGTTTTGCTCTCGCTTGTATGCCATTTCACGGTCGGACTCCAAGACCTCCCGGTACTCCTGCCGGGTCTCTCTGTTGATCCGCTCGAACGACTCAAGCTGCTTGGCCGAAGTCTTCTCGTACCGCTCGGTCAGATCGGGAAGGGTCTTGGTCGTCACATGACGAACCAACCATAGGATCGTCCCCAGGGAGGCAACGCCAAGGCCAAGCTCCATGTAGGGGATGTTGTTGACTGTTTGTGCAAGCAGATGAATCATTCTGGCGCTCCAAGGGCTTCAACCCTTTCCTGAATACTGGTAGCCATCTCGCCGAGGCGCTGCCTCAGCCGATCGGCACGTTCTTGTTCACCCCTGGATTCCGACACCTTGATCGCGTCGGTGAGGCTGAGGTAGTCCCCGTAGAAGTCATCATAGATCGCTTTGGTGCGGATCTCCTCCCGGCTCAGTTCGGACTTCTCCCGACCGCCGCTAAACCGCACCAGGCGGTTGCGGGCCTGGAGGATGTCCCGCACCCCATCCGGCAGGCCCATACGGAACCGGGCCGACTCCATCTCCTCGACCTCCTCCCGAGACCACCGCTCTTGATCCAGGCCGCGGTCGGATTCGCGGATGAACCTGGACATGCCGGGGAAGTAGTTGACCACCCGAGGAGCCTGGCTCCCCTGGCTCTCGTTGAAGTGGGGGATCACGTCGAGCACCTGGCTCGCGATGCCGAACTGGTCGGCCGTCCACTGCACCATCGAGTTGAAGGCGTACTTGCCGCCGGCACGGTGCTCGTCGGGCGACATGATCGGCCGGCGCTGCCATGAGTCGTAGGGGTTCGCCCCGGTCGCGTACTGCGTCCAGGCATTGGCCATCTCGATCGGCGGCGAGAAGCCGGGGATCTGGCTCTTGAAGAAGTGAGCCATGTCCTTCATGTCCTTCTCGAAGCTGTCGTCCTGGTCCTGCTTCATCGTGTCCATCATCCGCCACATCGTCCCGCTCACCAGCAGGTCGGTGTGGTCCATCGGGATCCGCATGTAGCGAACCTTGCCGTCCGTGCTCTCTCCCATTGGCACGATCAGGTAGTTTACCTTGTCGTAGTCCGGGATCTTGTCGAACCACTCCTCCAGGAGTTCCCCCAAGAAGCCGTTAGCCGCCATCCACATGAGGATCCGCGGGATCCCGATGAATCGCATGTGACCCTCCCACCAGCCGCCGGCGGACTTCTTGCTGAAGGCCGAATCGAAGTCGGCCCGGTAGCCGGCGATCGCGACCTTGGAGTACATGAACAGCGTATTGGTCAAACTGGTCACGGTGCCCTTGCGGTAGATGTTCGGCGTGCCGACCTTGTTGCGGATGATGTGGGCTCGCGCCTTGCTGTCGGAGATCCGCCCCATCAGCACCTTCTCGCCGGCGATCTTCGACATCGACTCGGTAGTGTTGCCCAGGGTGATAAGGACATCCTGGAGCCCCGCGATGCGGCCGAGGAGGCCCTTGCGCGCCTTCTGGATGTCGCCGAACTCCTCGATCAGCAGTTGCTCATACTCGCCGCTCTCGCGGGCCTTCTGAAGCTCGCCCATCTGCACGGCCGCGAGCCCGCGGCTCTCGACCAGCGCCCGCACCTCATCGGTGAAGATCCCCTTCTCCTTCAGGTAGGCAGGCTTGACCGACGAGGTGTACGCCTTGAGCAGTTCCGCGAAGGTGATCGAGCGGTCGATACCCTTCAGGTTCTTGTAGGTCCGCATGAAGTCGCGCGGGAGGTTGGCGATCATCCACGACATGTTCAACTGTACGAAGACCTTGTGGAAGATCCCGTAGGTGTACTTCGATGCAAGCTGATTCATAAACGACAGGTCGCCGATGTTCTTCCGCTTGAGCGATCGAACGAACCGCTCATGGGCCTGGAACCAGACCGGCCGGCCGTTGACCAGGTGCATGAAGTTGTCCATGAACGGCGGGGGAGCCTTGGGGTTGCCTCCAGGGGCGACTCGCAGCCGAGTGATCTCCTTGCTCCCGCTGAGCCGCTGGACGACGGCGTTCTTGTAGCGCTGGGTCTCGTAGAGCCGGGCCTGACTCATCATCTTCATCGTGGTCGCGACCAAGGGGTTCGCGATCGGCTTGAAGGTGCCGATCTGCTTGCGGATCGCGGCCGGGATCGAAGCGTCCAGGTAGTCGAGCACCGCGAACGTGACATAGTTGCCACGGTTCGCCTCGATGATCTCGAACATGCCATCGGTCATCGCACCCTCACGGTGCAGTTTCTCCGCCATCTGGTACGGCATATCCAGGAAAGTCTCCATCGACTTCTTCAGGATGTCCGCCTTCTCCTTGCCCAGCGTCTTCTCGATCGCGTCAAGGTTCTGCTTGGCGGACGTAGGGCCATAGCCTCGCGGGTTGATGTACGCCTGGTCGCGGTTGTTGAGATCCTTGGGGTCCAGGCCGAGCTTGATGGCCTTGTCCAGATCCTTCATCCGGGAGCGGTCGCCGTAGGCGATGCGGTTCATCATTAGCCACTCGCCCATGACCCCGGTGTCGATCCCCGCGTTGAGGGCCGGCTTGAGCGCCGCCCGCACGTCATCGACCATGATCTGAGTTTCCTGGTCCACCATCGCGTATTCATCGCTGGCCATGTCGATGTGCGATCCCCTCCAGGATCCGGTGTCGTCCTTCTCCAGCTTCATCAGGGGCGTGGCCGAGTCGAGGGTGGCTTGAAGGAAGTTCTCCCAGGGGTCTTGTGCTCGGGCTCGATTAGCCTCGGCCGCGATCTGCATCCGCTCGTTGCCCTTCTTGAAGTCGCCACGGATGTCCGCCTGACGAGCCGCGATCGCCTCCTCGCTCTGGCCGTCGAGCATGTCCTGGATCGCGATGTAGTTATCCGCGAAGTCGGGCTTGTTGTTGACGTGGGCCATGAAGATCTCGAACGCCTTGGGGGCCTTGCGTTGAGCCATCGCCGGATCCGACAAGAAGACCGACAGGAACTCGGCATAGATCTCCGCGTCTGACCGTCGATAGACGCTGTGCTTCGAGTTGCCTGGAGCGATCGGGCCGCTCCATGCCGTGGTCAAAGCGATCAGCTCCTTCTTCACGTCGCCGACCGGGTGGCCCAGGGCCTCCTTGATGTCGTCCCTCATGCCGCGGAGCCGCGAGATAATGTTCGGCCGCGACTCGATCCCCGAGTCCGGCACATGGTCGATGACGTGGCCGAGTTCGTGGGCGAGCACCTTGGCAAGCAAGACCTCGTTGCGGCCGATCGTCGGGTTGATGTTCATCTCGCCGACGCCGTTGATGTCGGGCTTGAACCATCCCAGTACGCGCGGCCGGCCGATCATCCGCTTCACGCCAGGCGTCGAGCCGAGCACGGCCTGGGCCAGCTTGAGGAGTTCGGGTCCAGGCAGACGCATCATCGACCGCCGGACCTCGGGGCTGTTGCCCATCTTCGCTTCGAGCCGCGTGCGGGTCGCGTCGGGCTCCCAACCCATCTTGGCGACCTGATCGAGCAGGTCGTCGGGGAGGTTGGGATCCTCGTTGGGATCCGTGATCGGCTCGTCGTCGGCTTGGTCCTCTGCTTCCTCGGCGAACAACTGTTGGCTTTCGGTGTCGGCGAACTTGGCCTTGATCTTCGCGTCGTCCCTGTCGGCCTTCGTAGTCGGGGTCTTCTTGGCTGAAGGTGCCTTGGGCTGCGGGAGCGTGGGCGTGTCTTCAGGCTTGACTTCCTGCTTGAAGATCCCCTTCATCACGCCCTCCTGGACAAGACGCTCGGCGTCCTGCCGGCTTGTCACCTCGCCGGCGTCGCGCTTGGACTGTTCCTTTCGCTGCTCGGCCGAGTCGTCGGCCGCTTTAATCACCGATTTCACATCGCCGGATCCGGGGGCGTACTCACTGGTGCCGCCGGCCAAGAACATCGAGACGCCGGGCACGATCTCCTCGCGGCCGGCGACCTCTTGGATCCGCTTCAGGACCATCTCGGCCTCGGCCTGGTTGGCTCCAGGCAGGATCACCGCGAACTCGTCGCCGCCCTGCCGGGTGGAGATCATGTCCACCGGCCGGCCGTCGTTGCCCTGGCGAGTGACTTCCGCGATCGCCTGGGCCATCGCTCGCAGCTTCTCGTCGGCTCCCTGGTGCCCGAAGGCCGTGTTCGCTGCCTTCAGGTTGGCCGCGTCCATCACGATCATCGAGAAGGGCTCGCCCGACTCGTCGGCCATCGACTGAGCATCCTGGACCGCCTCATCGAACCGCCGCTTGTTGCCGAGGTCGGTCAGCGGGTCGGTGCGGGCCTCGTCGTATAACTGCTCGACCGACTCCTCGGCCCGCTGGGCTCGCTGCTGGTCGGCGAACCGCTTGCGGATCTGCTCGGCGTCGGACTTGGGGACGTAGGCCCGCACCGTCGCGTCGCCACGCTGGGCCGCAGCGCGGGCTCGGGTGTTGCCGTCCACCAGCGCGAAGTCGCCGAACTTCGTGAAGCCCCCGACACCGGGCGGCGCGGACTCGGCCGGCTGCTGGGCGTAGGCGGCGACCTGCTCGGGCTGGTAGTCGCTCTGCTGGCGGACCAGGGAGACCGGCACATCGACAAGCTCGAAGTCCTGGTCCCCGTTCTTCAGGTTGGCCATCTCGCCAGCGAACCCCTGGGTCACGATGTCGGCCGGGAGCCCGCCGGAAACCACGTCCGGGTCCGACGACGCCACCAGCGCCGCGATCTCATCCCGGCTGGCGCTCTGCGGGAGGGGCACCTGCCCTTGCCCAGCAACGCCCGGAGAGCCCGTCTGCGGGCTTCCAGCTTGAGGGCCTGCAATGTTCGGCTGGACCCCTTGGACGGAATCCTGGCCAGCCTGGGCGAGCGGATTGACCGCTGAAGGCTCACCGGCAACGCTGGGCGGGGCTGTGAGCGGGCCTCCGGCGATATCCGGGGCTTGACCCGTCTGCTGGAGGAAGCTCGGAGGAGCCGGCTCCTGACCCCCCGGCGTGAGGTCGTAAACCGCCTCCGCGTCGGGCTGGGGGTCCAGCCGGCGGGTCGGATCGGTGTTCACGTCCGGCTGAAGCTCTGTCACCGCGGCTTGCCCCACGTCGTCCGGCCCCTGGGCTTCAGCGAGCCGTCGCTGGATCCGGTTCTGGAACTCCTCGGCAAGCTGGGCGGGCTGGGCCTGCATCGCCCCAGCGCCGGCCGGCGCGGTGCCCTGGGCGGCACCCGCAGGATCCACGCCCTCGCGACCACGGCCGGCGTCGATGTTGCCTGCACCGAAGGGCGACAGGAGCACGCCCATCGTGAACGACTCGGCGAGCCCTTCGGCGATCGCCTGCTCGGGATTAACCCCCTGGCGGATGAGGTTCGTGACGGCCTGAGTGACGGCCTCCTCGGTGCCCTCTGCGAGCGCGTGGCCAGAGACCATCGCCGTCTGCCGGATCGCCTCGGTCACGGCCGGCCGGAACCCGCTGGCGAGCGCGGCCCGGAACTCGGGCGCTGCACCCTTCAGCACGCCGCCCATGCTGCGGAAGATCCGGCCACCGATGTAGCCCGAGATCGCTTCGGTCGCGCCGACGCCGAACGTGGTGAGCGCTTCGTTGAGCCCGGAGATGTCGTTGCCCTGGTCGCGGAGCGTGGCCACCTCGCGGCGCTGACCGCCAGCACCTTGCGTGCCGTAGAACGCCGCCATGCCACCAGGCCCAGCGCGAGCCACCGTCGCCATCTTCACAGCCTCGGCCGCGAGGTTGCCGGCGTTGACGGGGTTGATCGCATTGTCGTAAGCCTGGCCCGTTCGGTACTGCTCGTCGGTGGCCTGGCTGAGCCGGTTGGCCGTCTGCGGGGCTGCGAGCCCGAGGATGTCGAGCCCGGTGTTCGCGAGGTTGCCGGTGAAGGCTCCCGACGCATCCTGAACACGACCGCCCAAAGTGTTGCCTCGATCGTCGGCCTGGCGCTGCCGGGTCTGCTCGTAGAAGTTCTGGCTCGAAACGTCACCACGGCCGGCCATCCGCTTGTAGATGTCCTGGATCGCGAGTTGAGTGTCGGGGTCGAGGTTGTGCTTGCCCTCGGCCTGCCGCCTCTGGTTCTCTTGACCGACGTGGAGTGCCGCCCAGATGCCCGCGTTACCTGGAGTAACCCCGGTGTTGCGTAGGGACGGCACGTTATCTTCCATCCCCTCGGGAATGTAAGCGCTCGGGTGTACCCGCCGGGCCAGGAATGAATACTCGCCCTCGGGCACATCCGCCGCGGGGAAGAACCCCGCTGGCGGTGGCGGAGGCGAGCCCATAGGAGAACCGCCTGGCTGTCCCATCGGGAAGAAGCCAGGCGGCGGCGGGGGTGGTGAAGCGGTTGGCCGCAGCGTTGGGTTCTGGTTGAAAGCTGTCATGGTTTAGGTGCGTAGGAGGATCCGTTCCAGTAAATGATCTGGCCGTTGGCGTCCTGGAAGACGTAGCCCTGCTGTTGAGCCTGCTCGAAGGTCATCGAGCCGCCGGCCGGAGCCTGACCCATCTGCCCGCCAGCGCCGCCGGCCGGAGCCTGACTGAATTGCTGGTACATGCCGGACAAGCTCGTCTGCCGCTGGTTGAGCAGTTCGGTCAGTTGGTCGTACTGCTGGCGCTCCTCCCCGCTCATGCCGGCGACGCCACCAGGGATCGAGTCCTCGTACATCTTGACCTGCTGCTCGGCCTGCTCGATCTGCTGCTGGAGGGCTCTTGCCTGGTTGTCCTGGGCGTCCCCTTGTTGGCGGTATTGCATCTGGCTCTGCTGGTAGGGGGTGAGGCCACTGGACTGTCCGCCGGTCGCAACCCCGAGCGCCTGGTTGATCGGGGCTTGGTTCACGCCCAAGGCGCTCAGCCGGAGCCAGCTTGCTTGATCGGGGTTGACCGTCCCCTGGCCGACCATCTGCCGGAGCGTATCGTCTAGCTGCTGCTGTCGGGTCGAGGCCGGCTGGATGTTCTGTTGAGGAGCCACACTGCCGGCCCGGCTGTTGTACGCCTGCTCGATCGCGAACATCCGCTCCCTGGACTGGATCTCCTGTTGCCCAAGCTGGTAGCGTCGCGTGGAGTCGATGATGCTGCTCGCCTCACTGCTGAGCCGGTCCCGCAGCATCCCCTCGCCAGAGCGAAGGGCAAGCATTCCGACAGAGCCGGGGTCCATGTAGGAAACGGAGACGGGGCGAGGGGCTGGCATTGAACGATCCTTATTTCTGGTACTTGGTTCCGTCGCTCCAGGTTCCCGTCATCCGGGCGTACTCCTCCTTAGTGTAGTACCGGCCACCAAGGTAAACGAACTCGTCCATGTTCTGCTCGCCATCCCCGCCCGCGGCCGGAGCCGCCGCCTGGGGATCCCCGCCGGCCGGCCGAGTTCCCATTGCCCCAACGCCGCCGGCGTCGGCACCGAAGACTCCACCCGGCCCCGAGATCATTCCGGTGCCGGATTCCATCATCGAACTCATCCCCTCGGCGCTCGGGTCGTTCGTGATCGCCCCGCTGGGCATCTGGAACAGGGGCATCCCGCTCCCGGTGGCTCCCTGGTAGGTCGAACCTTCCATGATGCCAGGGCCGAAAGCGTAGCCCCCGAGCGCCCCTTGGGCTGAGTTGCCTGGCTGACCACCGTAGTAGCTGGTCATGCCTTGCCCCGACCCGGCGCTCTCTCGGTTCTGCCCGGTGGACGATCCAGCCGAGGAGTAGGATCGCTGTTGCGGCTGGGGGGCCGCGCGGTTCGAGAAGGTCTGGACGCCGCCTGAGCCTTGCGACCCGGCGGCATCAGTAAAAGACGAGAGGCCCGAGTTGGTAAAGGTTCGCGGCCCGCTTCCCCCGCCGCCTCCTCCACCTCCGCCTCCAGGCATCGCCCGGAATTGAGATCCGTAGTTGCTGGAGCCAGGGCCGATCGAGATCTGCTGCTTGCCTTGGGGCGTGGCCGAAGCCTGCTGAAGCAAGCCGGCCATAAGACCGTAGTCGATCGGCTCGTCTACCCTGGAGAGGAGGGTGTCGATCTCGTTGACGCCCGACTGGAACTCCTGGCCGGCGCGACGCTCCAGGAGGCCCGACCGCTGAGCAGCCAGGCCCTCGTCAAGCTCATTCATGGCCCGCTGCTCGTCCATGCCGATGCCCCGCTGGACCGAGCTTCGGATCGTCGTATTGCCGAGCCCGCGATTCATAAGATCCTGATCGGCCTGGGCGAACTGCTGGGTCGCGCCCTCAGAGATCCGCTGGTGAGCCGCATTGCCCACCATGTTCATCTGTGCCTCGGCCGCGCCGTAGGTGCCCATCGCCCCCACCTGCTGGGTGAGTTGCTGGGCGAGGGTGTTGGCCTGGGCGTAGCGACCCAGAGCGTCCTCATTCCGCTGCGCCTCTTGCTGCTGCATCTGCCGGATGATGGCCGTGAAGTCCACGTTAGTTCCGCCGTACTGGCTCATAGCATCTCCTAATCGAACAGGACCAAGCGGCCGGTGACAACCACGCCGGCCGCTGCTCCAGTAGTGTTGTTCTTGACGGTGATCTGGTCAATCACGTCGGCCACGGTCGTCGCGGAACCGTCGGCCCCAAGCGCGCCGTCCAGGTATTCGTCGGCCCCAAGGATCAGCGGTACGCCAGCGATCAGGCTGAGCACCATCGAGTCGCTATTGCCGTTCTGCAAGGCGACGAGGGCGGCGGCGTCTACTTCCAGGTATAGGTAATCAAACGTCGTTACGCCGCCGTCCCCTGTTGCCCATATCACGTCGGAGTTGAAGTTGTCTCCGCTGGTGTTCGTAATCGAGAAGCTGGCGTCGTACTTCAGGCCGGCCATGACGATCTCTTGAGCCACGTTCCGCCGGCCGATGGAAACCTGGGCGTTGTCGATGACCGCTTCCAGGGACAGGTATTGGTTGAGGGTGATGCTCATGGTGGTCTCCAGGGGTCAGGCCGATGCGACGATCATCAGGTTCGCCCCGTCGCTCTCAAGAGTCAGGCTTCCGAACGCCGTGCTGATTGTAGCGTCACTTGCCCCATCTACCGTCTGCGCCCCGTTGGCGTCGATCGTGAAGGAGGTTGTGTCGCTGGTCACATTCTTCACCGTGAACCGCCGGCCGGCGTTCCCAACGGCCGTAGGGGCAGTGATAACAAAGGTTCCCCCCGAAGGGTCCGCACGCATGGTCTCGCCCCAAGCCGCGTTGGAAGCGACGGTCACAACCGCCGACACCCCTTGCCGGCCGGCTGGATCCGTCACGCTGAGCCCCGACGCCCCGAGGGACAGCGAAGATCCGTCGAGCACAGCTTGGAGGCCCCCCGTCGTTGTGAGCCCGGAGTTCGCCGCCAAGCTAATGCTCAGCCCGCCGGCGGCGAGCGCGAGCCCTGGGTTCGTGTCGAGGTCGATGAGCAACAGGCCGCTGCTGAAGGCCAGTCCAGGGTTCGCAGCCAACGCCACGGCCAACTGATCGGCCACGACCGCGAGGCCGTTCCCAAGGTCAATGCCGATCGCGTTTGAGGTGATCTGGAGCGGCGCGACGATGTTGACGAACAGAGCCCCCGTCTCTGGATCAACGCTAAGGGCTCCCGCCGGAAGCACCAGGTTGTTATCGTCTTGCCAGCTTTGGGAGTTGCGGCGGACGCGCACGTCTTCACCCGGCGTCCTGTCTTGTCCGAAGGCGCTGGGCATTACTGCCTCCTTCTTCGGGTCTTCCCTTGAGTCTCGAAGATGGCCAAGCCGTTCTCGTAGGCCCAGGTCGAAGCGGTGGCTGACTGAGTGACCTCGAAGACGATCGCCGCTCCTCGGGCTCGTTGGCGGATCGCGTTGTTCTTGCCGGCCACCAGGGTCCGAGCGAATCGAAGGTTGGCGTCCCGCACCGCGTCCTCGACGGTCTGCCCGGAGTAGACGTTCAAGGTAAGGTCGTCTGATTGCCGGTCCAGGTTGATGTGGATCTCGCTCAGCTTTGAGTCGGCCATCGCCAAGCCGGGGTTCTCGGCCGCGAACTGCACCCGGCTGGTGATCGCGGTGCCGTCGTCGTCGGCAGCCCCGTCATCGAACTGCCGGAGGTAGCTATCCCATCCGCCAAGAACAACGCCCGATCGCTCGGGGTTGTCGTCGTTGAAGTAGAGGGTCGCCGTTGGGCCGATCGAGGCCGGGTACTGGTCGGGCCAGAAGCCGTTGTTACGGGAGTCCCAGAAGTAGTGCATCGGCGCGAGGGCGTTGCTCGACGGCTCGGCTTCGCTCACGTTGAAGATGTGAACCCCCTGCCAAATCGGATCATACTCCATGCGGATGTACTGAGCAGACACGTCCAGGTCAGCGAAGGTTGTGTCGAGCTTGTTCTTGGAAATGAGTTCCGGCTGAGTACCCAGGCCGGCGGAAATCCGGTACAGGCCGTTGACCGCGAAGAAGTAGAAGTTGCCCACGTCGTCAAAGCACCAGGCGTGGGGGCCGACAATGCCAATGCCGCGGACGATGTTGTCGATCTGACCGCCGGCGGCAGGGTCGCCACGCATGACCCACACCGAGTTCGCCCCGCCCATGACCATGAGGTCGTCCTGATAGGGGGCGAGCGCTGTCACGATGTCGCCAAGCTCGCCGGCCTCGGAGTTGTTGCCGGCGACGGCCTGAGTCGCGTCGGGCACGGTTGGGGAGTAGTCGAAGTCGAACGGATCTCCGGCCCTGGACATGAACCAGTTTTGAGGTTCTTCCTTAAGCCCGCTGAGCACGACGCGGCCGCGGTACACCGCGAGGAACCGGCATCCCAAGGTGGTGTCGGTCGTCCCTTGGGGCAGCGATCCGTCCGTGATGTCGCCCGCCCAATCCTTCAGCGTGGTGTCCGCAAAGTCCAGGTATTGGTAGTTGGCGGAAATCCCATCTGCAACGAACAGCTTTTGGAATGCGGTATCAGCCATGAGGGCGGGATTGGTCTCATCGAACGCCGAGGATCCGCCTGAGACCAGCGCGAAGGTAGCCAGGCTTACGCTTGACTGGTACATATTGCCGCCGGACACCGCCACCAAGCGGGTCTCGCGGGCGGTGGGGTTGATCGCGGCTGGCAGGAAAGCCCATGCTTCTAAACCCGAGTCTGTCGCGGTGGCAATGTTGAGGCTGTCACTACTCCAGGCAAAGACTTGGACATCCGCGGCCGGCGGCGTTCCGGGGGCCGTCAACGCCGCCCCGAGCCCGCCGCCAAACTGATAGATCTTCGCATGGGGCGTGGTCTCTCCGGCGACCCCCAGGTAGTTTCCGCTTGGGTCGAACTTCACATCTAGCACGTCTCCAATCCCAGCGGCCTCAGACGTGCTAGCGCCAAAGCCAGTCAAGACGTTGATCGGCGCATAGCGGAAAGAGGAGGATCCTCCACACCCCCAAGCGATGAAGCTGCCGGCCGGGTTAATTGCCATCCGGTTTGGAAGTCCACTCAAACTATCCGGCACCGAATCAATGTCGGTGGTGAAACCTCCGAGGCTGGTGAATCCCATCATATAGAGGTTCGTGCTGTCCATGCCGACCACGAACTCGCCGGTCGGAGACATCTCCAGTGAGTTGCCGCCGGTCCCGATTGCGGAGACTCCAGGATCGGAGTAGGCCGAACCCAGAGCCGTCCCTGTCCAGGCTATGGCATGGAACCCGGTTCCGGTCTGGTCGAGGTAAACCAGCGCGTTGCTGTCGGGCGTGAAGCGGACGCCAAACACGTCGGTCAAGGATCCGAACTCGGTGATCGCCCCGAACGCAGTGGGGCTGATCGTGCAGTACCCAATCCCCGCGTCGCTGCCAATGATTAAATAAGCCCCGTCGTTGGAAACCGCGATATCGTTGACGTCGCCCGATCCGATCGCGGAAACGATCGTTGAGTGAGCCAGCGTAACCCCGGTGCCAAAGGAGACCCCATCGAAGGGGTAGACTCGGATCCCGCTGGAAGGTGTAGATTGGACCAGGTAAGCGCCATTCGGATCCCAGCGGGCGTAGTGATTAAACGCCGCGGACAAGGCGGAGGCTGGGTTGACCAGCTTGTCGCTCCACGCCGCGGACTGAACCAGGTCAAGGGCTCTAACGATCTGCTCAAGAAGCTGGATCTGATTGCCGGCGCTGATAGGGCTCGCAGCCAGCTTTGACATTCCGATCCGCTGGCCCCCGCGATTCCGTCTCTCCAGGGAGTCAAACGAGCGCACGTTAAGCGCGTCCGGCGTCGTGCCCGGTGGCTGCTGGGAGTAGGGTGCGTTCTCAACGACACCCGACACCGGGAACTGAAGTGGCATCGGCTTTCGCATAATAAAAGGCCCCCGCCTCTTGCGAGGCGAGAACCCGGAGGAGAAAAGCTGCCTTAGTTGAGGTGGTTGGTCGAGGTGTCGGTGTCCTCGTTGCCGCGGTTGGCATCCTTGTAGGCGACCAGGACCGAGCGGTAGGTGATGACTGCCCCGACGACGTGCATGATGCCCGAGCTGGTGGTCGCGGCCGTCGCGAAGTTCACATGGAACACGTCGCCCGCGAGCCAGGTGAGGCCCGACAGGTTCGCCGACACCAGGCCGATGTCGAAGGCGGCGTTGACCAGCGTGGCGGTCGCCGGCGTGAACCCCGCCTCATCGACAATGTCCGTGCCCACCCGGCCGCGAGACACATCACTCGCCTGGAGGGTGTTAGAGGTGCCCGAGACATTGCGGACCATCAGGGCCACGTCCAGGAGGTCAGATTCCTGGTCGTAGTCGAGCGGGATGGTGGATCCCACGATCACGTCCTCGCCGTCCGCGTCGAGCACGATGGCATCGGCGGGGACAGAGTTGGTCGCGGTGGCTCGCGTGCCGGTGGTGGCACAGCCGTTAGGGGTGAGGGGCAGTTGCTTGTTAAAGCCATTGCCTCCCACGGTGAGCATCTGAAGCTGGCGGAGGTAGTTACCTGGAGTCACAGTCGTATCCTTTCATTAGGAGATTTGATAGTTGGCCGGAAGGACGGGCCGTGAGTAACCCAACTGTCGGCGGTTAAACACGGCTGGCAGACTGGAACGATCCAGGTTGCCGCCAACTGTCTTCGGGGCTTGCTGAAGATCCACGCGGATGCTGTTCTTCAGGCACTTCTCATAGTATTGGTTCCGCGAGCCCATCACGTCGTCGCGATCAAGCTCGGCCTTCGCGATCGCCGCAGCCACGATCGTCTCGTCGTGCTCCGCCCCGGCCGGCTGGTAATCCTGGGTCAGATCCACTAGCTCGTTGAAGTAGTGGCGATAGTCAAGCTCCACGACGTAGGCTTGTCCAGGATCGGGGTAGAACGTCACCTCCCAGCGTCCCCGCTGGCCGGCGGGAACGTCGGCGTCGCGGGTCTTGCTGAAGGAAACGTAATGAGGGATCCCCGACTGATTGCCCGAGTGGATCGAGCGCCACTGGCGGATCACCGTGTCGGGCAGGGTCACGATCTCGGGCCACACGTTTTGGTCCGGCCCGAAGGTCCAGGATCCCATCGCGTCGCCGTTGAAGTCCTGGGGCATGAAGTATCGCCCCGGATCCCCGTCGATCTGCTCGGGCACAGCCAGGTTGCTGAGCGTGAGCGAGTAGGTCTTTCGCATCCAATACCACTTGGGGTTATCGGAGATGAACATGCGGATCCCATCGTTGACCAGGCGCTTGCACAGGTCGAGGTCGTGGGGATCCGTTGGGACCGCGGCGGCAGTGCTACCCGCAGAACCATAGCTCGCGACGCCAAGGTACTCGGCGACGCGGATCGTGATGGCATCGAATCGTAGTCCGCCTGTCGGGTTCATCGTTCATCCAGGTAAAGGTGCGAATGAAGAAGGGGGTTACTTCGACTTCGTGCCGGTGCGACCCATCTTCTTCTTGTTGCCCTTTGGGAAGCCCTTGGACTTCTTCATCTTGCCTCCGGTCATGTTCTTCTTCGTGTACTTGCCTTTCATAGCGAGTCTCCAGGTTGGGGTGAATGGGGAATAGCCCTCCCCAGCTTTCGCCGAGGAGGAGCGTTGGATTTTAGTAACGCATCGCGAGGATGCTGGTGTCGGCGGCGGCGGTGTACGCCTCCATCGCTCGGAACAGGGTCGCCGCGGCGTCAAAGGCCTCATGGACCAGGGCGTCGCCGGCGTTTACCAGTTCCAGGTCGTCGCCGACCGCGATATCGGTCGCGCCAGTGGCGCGAACCGAGAGCACGTCACCCGACACCGGCTGGATGATCGTGACCCACGCACCGTTCGCCTTGCCTTCGTCGCCGTCCTGGAGGACGCCGGCGAACAGCGCGAGCGAAGCGGTTACGGGAGTCTCAACCAGCGTACCCCGAGCCAAGCCGAAGTTCTGCGAGCCGGGGGCTGCGGTCTCTGCGGCTTGGAGGGTGGCGAGGAGAGAAGCGTCTTCAACGTAGGTCAACATCTGATTCTTAGTCAGAGGGGTCGAGCCGTTGTAGTAGACCTTCTTGGTTTTCAGGGGGTGGTTCCCCTGGTATTGAACATTGCTACCAGACATGCGTTGTCTCCATGTTGGTTTGGTGCGAAGTGGAAGCCCCGAAGGGCACGATCATATCCAGGTATCATCCGTCGCTATTAAGCGGCGGGGATGACCTTGTGAATCGCCGCACCGGCGGTGCGGAGGTTCGTGGACATGAACTGGTGAGACCCATCCACGAACGACGTAAAGACGTTGTGGAGGGTACGGTCGGTCTCAGGATCGGACTCAACGAGCCAGTCATCTTCCTGGACGATGGGATAGAACTTCGAGTGGTTGACCATGTAGATCGGATCCGGGCTGAAGGTGCTGGATCCGCCATCCGTCACCGTGAAGGTGTCGAGTTGGGGGATGTCAACCAGGGGGATCCGGCGGAACGTGGTCGATCCACCGAACGCCGCCACCTCGCCGCCGAGGTTGTCGTTCTGATTGTGAGCGACCTCCTCGAACTCAACGATGGTGTCGAGGTCCATGTAGATGCGGAAGTTGCTCGAAGGCCCTTCGGACATGTCCTTCACCGTGACAGGCGAGCGGAAGCGAACGGCGCGGAACGCCTTACGCATACGCTTCATCAGGGTCCGGTTGACCGAGGTGTATTGGGCCGTCCAGTTCCGCCACTTATCAAAGGTCGCGGAGTCGAGCCCGGCCCGCGTGGTGCCGGTCGTGCCGTCGCCGTAGCGAACGGTTTGACCGTTGAAGGCACCATCGGTATCAACGCCATCGTTGGCGAGCACCAGCCAGTACGGCAAGCCGTAGGGCAGGAGGTCGTCGTTGGCGTTGGCCGGCACATCCCAAGCCTTCTCCTCCAGGAGATCGGCCAGGGCCGACATCGCATCGACCCGGCGCGACATGATGAGCTTGATAAAGCCCTTCGCGGAGGATCGGTTTCGGAGGAGTTCACGTCGCTCGACGCTCCAGTTCACTTCGAGTTGACACCAGGGGACGGAGATGCGCTTTTGCACGTCCGCCACGTTGGGCGTCGAAGGCTGGTACAGACGCACATACTGTGCTGCGCCTGAGTGGTCGAGCATGATTCGACGGTCGATGGTAACACCGCCGTCCACGTCGATCTTGTCCTGCTGGAACCAGCGATTACAAACTTCGTAATCGCGGTACTCCCAGGCCACCTCGAACTCGTTGTCGGGGAGGTCGGGGAGCGTGGTCGCCAGGAGGTCAAGCAGTTGCGTATTCTTGATACCGCTGCTCATAGTTATGGTCTCCTGGGCATCACCAGGTTAAATCACGACAGCTTCTTGAGTCGCTTGGCCAGGTTCCGCTCTGCCCGCTCGATCGGGTCGTCCGAGACTTGCTCGTTCTTGCCGGTCTTGTTGGTTGGACGGACTGTTACCTGGGCCTGTCTCTGCTGAAGGCCGTTCGTGATCTTCCGGCGTGCCGCTTGGTCTCGGTGTGGTGTGGATACAAGACTGTGGGCCATCTCCAGGGCCTCCGCAACGCTGACGTTGCGGCCCTGGGCCATAGCCCCGTAGCGGATTGCATCGGCCTCGCGGACGACGCGACGACGTGACTCCATCGCCTGCTGGTTGAGTTCGCTACGAGCGCCTTTCCCATACAGGTCTTGGTAGCCGTCGCCCAGGCCATCGAAGTAGGAGTCGATTTGCTGATAAAGCACTTCGTTCTGCCGTTCCTGGATGAACCTGTCGTGGCCCGCAACGACGTTGTTTAGAACTTGGCCGATGCGGTCCATGTGTTCCTGGATGGGCGTAAGGACGGTCTGGACAAAACCTTCATCCAGTCCCTTCGTTTGCTCACCTTGGAACGAGAACTTGGGCAGCAAGCCACCTTGCTGTTGCCCGCTGGGGTTTGCCTGGGGCTGCTGCCCTGGCTGGATCGGTTGCTGGCCTTGACCGTAGGGGACTTGTTGCTGCGGGGGCTGCTGCCCCTGCTGGTCCGCTTGGCCGGCCTGCTGCGGTGGAACCTGGCCGTTCGACTGCTGGACATGCCGCCCCAGGGTTGCGTACTCTTGGGAGAGATTGTTCGCATCCTGGAGAAGCTGGTCGAACGTGTCGATCGCCAGTTCCTCGTCGGCCTTGATGAGACGCTGGATCCGATCTTCGGACCAGCCTCGCCTCTTAGCCGCGTTCACCAATCGAGAATCGACGCCGCCGTAAGGGGTGGTAGAGTCTCCCTCGCCATCATCGTCCGGGTCGGCAGCTTTGGGTTTGCTGGCGTTCGGCTTTGGCGGGGCTTGACCTTCAGTGCCCTCGTCGTCGTCATCGTCGTCCTCGACAGATTCTTCTCCTCCAGCTTCAGTCCCCTCGGGCTCGGCCCACTGGCTCCGCTGCTGCGAAGGCTTGGGCTTGTCCTTGGGGGCTCGCCGGCGGCGCTTGTGCTCGCGGACGGTCGTGACCGCCTCGCCATCACCATCATCGCCGGCGTTATCGGTAGCTTGATCCTGGTCCTTCCCTCCATCTTGGTCCTTATCGTCAACGCCGCCAAAGGCATCATCCAGGGCTCCCTGGATCTTGCTCTCGGCGGCGGCACTAACGCCGCCCTTCCCTGCTGAGGGAACGTCGGGATTAACCTGGAGACCTTGTGTTGCTTCCTCTGCCATGACCTAGCTACCTTTCGATCCCAGGGCTCGCTTCCGCGACAAGCGGGTAGGTGAACCTGGGCAAGATAGGTACTATTGTTAGTCTAGGCAGGGGGGGTTGTCAATCAAAACCGTCGCGATCGACCATGCCCAGATCCTTGAGGCACTGCTTCCGGTGCCCCTTAGATCTGAAGATCATGCGCCCATCGTCCGTGTATTCGTGGTTTTTGTTGACGGCGCGAGCTTGGGCGACCTGCTCCGGGCCAACCCCCGCGGCCTCAGAATAAATCGGCTCGGCCCAATCGGTTTGCACCCCGCCAAGCTCTGAAGCGATGTCCCGAAGGGCATTACCCTCACACTTGTCGCACACCCCCGGCGCGTCCCGTTCGTCCATCGGGCGAAACTCGTCTTGGCCGTGCTCGCAGACTTCGCACTTGTAAACGTAGGTGGGCATCAGGAAAAATCCTTCAGGTTCTTCAGCTTGCGAGCGACCTTCCCCTCCAGGGATGCGTCGGTTGCTGCCTTAGCCTGCTTCTTGAGCTGCTTCTTGGCGGCGGCGTACCGCGAAGCGTCGTTCTTGATCTCGTTGACTTCGATCAAGGTGCGGGCATCAGACTCGGCTTGCCAGGTGTCTTCGGGGGTCGGGTTCATAGTAGCTCCAGGTTAAAATACGG